GTGGCGAGCATCCAGGAGCGCCGAACGACCTCGAACGAGGTCTCGTGGCGCGTGCAGTACCGCGTCGATGGGCGCGCGCGCAGCGACACCGTCGCCACCCTCACCGAGGCGATCCGCCATAAGGCAGCCGTCGAACGGCTCGGCGGCGAAGCAGCTCGCGCGATCCTCTACGCCCGCGAGGGAGTCAGCACCGCCGACCAGGTCGTCACGGTCGCCAGCTACACCACGACCTACGTCGCGGGCATCCGCGGCATCACCGAGGGCACCCGACGCGACTACGCCTCCATGGTGCGCCGGCGCATCGACGGCACACCCCTGGGCGAGACACCTGTCGAGGTCGTCACCCGCGACGCGGTCGTCGCCTGGCTCGACGCGCTGCCCGGGTCCGCGAAGACCAAGCGCAACCACCACGCCCTGCTCTCCGCCGCGCTCGACCACGCCGCCACAGCCGGCCTGCGCGCCGGCAACCCCGCCAAGGGCATCGAGATCGCCCGCGAGGTCACCCGCACCGGTGAGTTCCTCACCCCCGGCGAGGTCGCGATCATCGCGTCAGCGATCGACGCGCACTACCTGCCGCTGTTCGCGTTCCTCGTCGGCACCGGCGCACGTTGGGGCGAGGCGACCGCGCTCCTGGTCTCCGACGTCGACCTCGAGGCCCGCGTGCCCGTCGCCCGAGTCACCAAGGCGTGGAAGCGCACCGGCACCCGGGCCTGGTCGCTCGGGCCCCCGAAGTCCGCGGCCGGCCAGCGCACCATCGCCCTGCCACCCGAGGTCGCCGAGCAGCTGCGCCCACTCGTCGACGGGCAACCCTCCTCCGCGCTGCTGTTCCGCGCGCCGCGAGGTGGGCAGATCCGCCACGACCGGTTCTTCTCCCGAGTCTGGAAGCCGACCCTCGATCGGCTCAACGCCACCGAGGACGACAACGGCAACCCGATCACCCCGGCCCTGACGAAGCGCCCGCGCATCCACGACCTGCGCCACACCCACGCGTCGCAGCTGATGGCCGCCGGCGTGCCGCTCAACGTCGTCCAGAAGCGCCTCGGCCACGAGAAGATCACCACCACCGCGGACACCTACGGCCACCTCGCACCCGACTACCTCGAGGTCGCCGCGGCCGCCGCGTCCCTCGGTCTCACCCAGGCGTTCCCCGCGATTGAGGCCTAGGCCGTCAGGAGCACATCGAGCGCGCGACGTTCGCGTGCCGTCAGCGAGGCGAGCCGCACCCGCACCGTGTGCACATCGACCCACAGTTCGTCGGCGAGCTCGCGCTCGTGCCCCGTCCAGCGCAGCGCCTGAGCGAGTAGCTCGACCGGGATCAGCCGGCGCGCGGCGACGGCGTCGGTGGCGCGCTCGCGGCGCGCGTGAAGGACGGCGTCGAGCAGCGGTCGGTCGTCGTTCGACGCGTGCTCGACCTCGTGAGCGAGGACCGCACGACGCTGCCGCTGGGTGAGGCCTCGAGCGAGGTGGATCGTGCGCGTGTCGGCGTCCCAGTAGCCGAGGCAGTCGTCGAGCTCGTCGATCCGGACGTCGACGCCAAGCGCCTCCGCATGGCGCCACGGGTGGTAGTCAGCGGCCGTCGTCCCCCGGCTCGCGCTTCCTCTTGGCCGCAACCTTCAACCCCCTGGTCTCCGGGGAAGGTCTATCGGTCGCCGCCGACAACGACGTGACCGTGGCCGCCTGGCTGCCCTCGAGTAGGAGTCGCACGATCTCGACCACCGCGGCGCGCTGGCGCCTGTCGAGCCGGTTGGCCTCCGGAGGCAGGACGAAGGGTCGATCCTCCCCCGCAGGCAGTCCAGCGAGTCGCCGCACGCGAGTGACGCTCAGCCCCAGGGCGACAGCGACTGCGGCCACGGTGTCCTCGCCGGCGTCGCCGTCACCAAAGATCAGGCGGGTGATGGTGCTCGGCGCGACCCCGGCCTTCGTGGCTAGGTCACGGGCGGAGTCGAGCCCGCGCGGCTGCATGACAGCCAGCCACTGCTCTGGGACCTCGCGCCGTTGGGCCATGTCTCCAACTCTCGTGCGCCACGCCGGGACGTGTCCACGAATCTTGTAGACAACGTGTCTGCAGATTACACGGCTGTAAGTCGCTGACCAGCAGGTCAGGCGGCCTAAGCGTGTGCGCGGTGTGTAGACAAAACCGTCTACGTCTGCGAACTTGTTGCGTGTTGCGCGCAACACGTCTACGGTTCAGGAGTCCGAGATGCACAGCACCGCGAACGACACCGGGAGGTTCTGGGTGAAGCTCATCAGTGCCCGCGTCCTGGCCGACTACATGCAGCACCGCGATGAGACCGTGCGCTCCCTCGCGACCAAGGTCGGGTGCTCCGCTTCCACGATCGGCCATCTGCGATCCGGGAAGCGCAACACCTGCAAGCCGGCCGTCGCTAAGGCGATCGAGAAGCACCTCAACGCCCCTCCCGGCTCGCTCTTCGTGCCCCAGGTGTCTCGCGTTGCGAGCGACGCCGGACGGGCGGCCTGAATGGGCGTGACGGTCTACACGCCGGCAGAGGTTGGCGCGCTCCTGCGCCGCCCCGGCGACTGGGTCGTCGACCAGGCCCTCGCCGGCGTCATCCCCGGCCGCAAGGTCGGCCGCTTCTGGCGCTTCACCGAGGACGACATCCGCGCCTACCTCGACTCGGTCGCGACCACGACGCCGAAGCCCCGCCAGATCACCCGCCGACGCCGGGTCGCCTGAACCCCGGCCCGGGCGATGCATCCCCCGTCATCGCTCGGGCCGGCCTCTGCCCCCAGAACGCCCGAGAGCCGGGCCCCCGCCTCCACAGCAGACACCCGGCTCACGAACTGATCGGAGTCTACCGATGCACCGTCTGACCTGGGTCGAACTTACGGCGCTGGGGATCCTCGCGTTCGCGGCCATCAACATCGCCGCGCGCTACGGCGCCATGGCCGGTCTCCTCGGGCTCCTCGTCCTGTTCCTCGCGCTGCGGTGCTTCATCGCCGACCACCGCACCGACGAGCAGCTCGACCGCCTCGAGGTCGAGCGGGACGCGGCCCGCGCCGACGCGGCGGCCGTGCGCATCCGCAAGCAGATCCGCGCGGGCCGGTGGACCTGATGAGCCTCACCGCCACGCACCGCGTCCTCGCCCAGGTCGTGCACGCCCTCGGCAACGCCGGGGTGTCCGACGCCGCCACGGTCACGTTCGTCGACGACCTCATCGCCGTGAGCCCCCGGCCCGACGCGACCGCGGACGACGGCTGGACGATGCAGGCCGCCATCGTCGAGCTGCTCCCCAGCTACTCGATCGGAGACAGCGGCTCGGTGGCGTTCGGGTCGATCGACGGCACGCACGTCCTGGTGTCGGCGACGGCGCCGGTGTGGGTGCTGTCATGAACCGCGACCCCAGCGCCGACGCGCTGATCGCGATCGTGGTGATGGTGCTCCTCGGGGCGCTCGCGATCGTGCTGGCCAAGCCGCCCGCCGGCTCGAAGCCCGAGAAGCCTGCCGAGCCCGTCGCCGACGTCGACGCGATCGCCGACGGCCTCACCATCGAGAGCGACGACCCGCGCCTGCCCTACGGCGGTGGCTTCTGATGCCGCGCCTCGCCGCGATCTCGTTCGCCAAGAGCCTCGCCTGGGGCCTGCTCGTCGTCGGTGCCTACCTCGCCGGGGCCGTTCTGGCCGAGAAGGCCCGGCGGTGGTGGCTGTGAGTCTCCCGCTGCACTACTACGCCCCCGCGGTGCTCCCGTGCGATCACCTTCCCGAGCTCCACGAGCTGCGGCAGCGCGTCACCGCCCTCACCGCGGAGAACCGGTCGCTGCTCGAGCGCCTCCACGCCCAGGAGGAGCGCCTCGCGCTCTACCGCGACATCGACGAGGCCGCCGACCGCGCTCGCGCCCTCACCCCCGCCACTGAGGAGTCCCCGTCATGAGCAAGGCACCCGGATCCACCGTCCTGCGGCAGATCGAGAACGGCCTCACCCTGCAGGTGATCGAGGTCGAGACCGACTGGGCGCGCGACGACATCGTCGCCCTGGCCGCGGAGGAGGGCTACCACCCCACCGCCGACGGCACCTTCGCCTACGCCACCACCGGCCCGCACTTGGCGATCGCGCCGGCGGCCACCGAGACCGACGACGGGGCGGGTCAGGCACCCGTGTCTGCGGATGGTGGTGATGACTCGACGTCGGTTCCGGCCTCCCCGACGACTGTCGAGCTCGCCGCGGCCGCCGCCCCGTCGTCGACCGACCCGAACCCCGCTCCCGTGCAGCCGACCGTCGCGCACGGCGACCCGCGCACGCTGATCACCGTCGGGCTGCACCACGACGACGAGGCCGCGCAGGAAGCCGCACGCGAGGCACAGGCGTGGCTCGACATCCTCGCCGGCGCGATCGTCGCCGCCGAGGACCGAGCCGCGGCGGCCGCCGAGATCCCCGAAATCGAGCGGATCCTCGCTAACGCCCGCTCGCTGGTCGACGAGTACGAGCAGCAGCTCCACAGCGCGCAGGTCCGCGCCGGCCTCATCGACGCCGACCCGGAGCCCGACGACGACGTCGTCGTCGAGTGGGACGCGAGGACCGTGCGCGCGTGGGCGGCCGAGCACGGCGTCGACTGCCCCACCCGCGGCAAGGTCCCGCAGCGCGTCATCGACGCGTACCTCGCGGCGGGCGAGGCGGCATGAGCGACGAGCTGTACCTGTTCGCCCACGGCACCGCGATCGCGCAGGGCTCCAAGCGGCACGTCGGCGGCGGCCGCATGGTCGAGTCCGCGAAGGGACTCAAGGACTGGCGGAACCTGATCACCCAGCTCGCCGCCCAGGAACGCGCCGCGCTCGACGGGCTGCGGTTCCACCACGACGTGCACGTGGTCCTCGCGTTCTACGTCGCCCGCCCCAAGGCGCACCACGTCGCCGGCGACCCCAGCCGCCCCCTCAAGGCCTCCGCCCCAGGACGGCCGATCACGAAGCCCGACCTCGACAAGACCAGCCGCGCCGTCCTCGACGCCCTCACCGCCGCGAACGTGTGGGACGACGACGCCCAGGTCGTAGACCTCCGCGCCTCGAAGCACTACGCCTACCCCGGCCAGGACCCCGGCGTCCGCATCAGCGTCCGTGAGGTGACCCTGTGACCGGGCAGCAGCTCACCATCGAAGAGGCGATCGCGAACCGCGACGGCATCCTGCACCTCATCGCCGGCGACCCCATGAAGTCCGCCTCGGTCCGCGCGGTCGCCGAGACCATCGCCCGCGTCGCTACCGCCGGGGACCGGGTCTCCGCGAACAGCATCCGCCCGCACCTGCCGACGTGGGTGAACACCGCCGCCATCGGCCCCGCGTTCGGGCACCTGCAGCGCGCCGGCGCCCTGCACCGCCTCGGCGAGGTCATCTCCACCGACGAGGGCACCCACGGCAAGCGCGTCGCCCTGTACCTCGTCACCGACGACGCGCTTGAGGCGATCGCGTCATGAGCAGCACCGCGTCGTTCCAGGACCGCGCCCTGGCCCGCGTGCATCGCGGGCCCTGCGGTGGCTGGCACTACGACGACTCCCGCGACCGGCGCCGCTTCTGCTCCGCGTGCGTAGCCCTCGGCGTGCCCCGCGAGGTGGGGCCGTCATGAGCCCGCCGCTGGGCGCCGCCGAGCGCAACCTCTCACCGGCCCCGCCCGCGAAGCGGAACGCCTGGTACTGCCCGCACGGCTGCAAGCCCCGCAACAGCCCCATGGGGCACGGCCAGAACGCCGACGCGGCCCGCGCCGCCGGCATCCGCCACTTCCTCGACGTCCACGACCAGCCCGCACCGGAGACGACATGACCACCGACCTCGACGACGCCCTGTTCTACGACCTGCTCGCCTCCATCGCCCACGCGGGCGACAAGTTCGGGCCGCAATACGAGATCCCCGACGTCGACCAGGTCCTCATGACCAGGCCCGGCGGCTGCACGGCGCAGCGGATGGCGGAGGAGTACGGGATCCCCACCGCCGGGCGGGCCCGCTCGAGCACCGAACTCATGGCCCGCCGTGGTGGGCTCACATGGGGGCACATCCTCATCGAGGAGGTCGCCGAAGCGATCGAGGCCGCCACCGTGGAACCGCCGAACCGGCTGCGCGCCGAGCTGCTCCAGGTCGCCGCGGTCGCGCTGCGCTGGGCCGACGCGATCGACCACCGCCCGGCGGTGACGGCATGACGACCACCTACCTGCCCGAGGTCCCGCTGACCCGGCTCGTCCCCCACGGTGCGAACCCGCGCCACCAGCTGCGCGACCTCGACGACCTCACGGCCAGCATCAAGGCCAAGGGAGTACTCGAGCCCCTGGTCGTCGCGCCGCTGAACGGCACGCAGTACCGCATCATCGCCGGGCACCGCCGCCACGCCGCCGCCAAGGCAGCCGGCCTCACCACCGTCGCCGCAGTACTGCGCGAGGACCTCGACACCCCCGCGAAGCAGCTCGAGGCGATGGTCATCGAGAACGGGCAGCGCGTCGACCTGACCCCGATCGAGGAGGCCGAGGCCTACCAGGCGCTCCTCGACTTCCCCGCCTACACGGTCGCGAAGGTCGCCAAGGCCACCGGGAAGTCGCCGAAGACCATCAAGGGCCGCCTCGCGCTCGCGAAGCTGCCCGACGGCACCCGCGACCGGATCCACGACGGCCAGATCACCCTGGCCGAGGCGAACACCCTCACCGAGTTCGTCGGCACCAAGGAGTACTCCGGCCTCGTCAAGGCCGTCGGCACCTCCCAGTTCGCCTACGCCGTCCAGCATGCGCGGAACGCCGCGAAGACCCGCGAGCAGCGCGCCGTCGTCGTCGCGTTCGCCGACGCCACTGACGACTGGACCATCACCGACGACTACCAGGCCTGCGGCCGCACGGTCCTGCAGAGCTGGAACGCCCCGAAGTCGATCGCCCTGCTCGAGAAGGCCCTTAAGGCGCTCACCGGGCCGCACGTCGTGCGCCGCGACTACGGCGACGGCTGGTCCGTCTGCGAGCCGCCCGCCCCGGAGGACCAGGCCCACCGGCAGCCTGACTCGCCGGAGGCGATCGCCGCACGCGCCGCACGCGAGGCCAAGGACGCCGACCTCGAGACCGCTCGCCAGGTCCGCGCCGACTGGCTCCGCGGCCGCCTCGGCACGCTGATCGTCTCGGACAGCACACGCCTCGAGCTGCTCCATCTCCTCGTCGCCGACCGCATCACCGGCGCGGACGACGAGGACTTCGAGCTCATCGGGGCGCCGGCCACGCCGGAGGGCAAGCGCGCGTGGGACAGCGACGTCGTCGCCGCGCGCAAGGCCTGGGTCCTGACCCTCAACGAGTACCAGGCATGGAAGGCCCTCCTCGTCCTCACGTTCAACCTCACCCTCGACGGTGCACGCACCTGGGAGGGCGCGCATCGCGAGTCCATCACCGTCGCCCAGGCCCTCGGCTACACGCCTAGCGACGTCGAGCTCGAGCTCCTGGCCGGCACCGAGTGACCCCCGCCGAGCAGCTCGCGCACTGGCGGGCGATCACCGACGACGCGACCGAAGGGCCGTGGCCCATCGACCACATGAACGTCATCGGCAACGCGGCCGGATCATGGGGACCGCTCCGGTACGAAGCCCGCCGCGTCGACCACGACGCCGACTTCATCGCTGAGGCCCGCACCGCCATGCCCGCGCTGCTCGCCTTCGCCGAGGCGGTTCTGGCGCTGGCCGATCGGCAGGAGTACGGATCGCTTCGGTGGGAGCAGCCGCTGCCCGTGCCCGAGCACGTCGGCGACATCCGCCGCATCGCCATCGAGCACCTGGGCGGTGGGTCGTGACCGAGCAGCCCACCGCCCAGGCGTGCCCGTCTTCGACGCACCTCACCGGCGGGTTCCGCCAGCACCTCCACGCCGTGACGTGCGAGGGCGACGTCGACGACCCCCGCCACCCGCACAAGGTGCACCTCGCGCGCTGCGTCCCCACCGGGCACGTGTGCCCGTCGTGCGCCCTGGACTGGCCGCAGGTCCGCTCGAAGTGGCCCCGGCCGGGGTGGAAGCGCGACAGCGAGTACCAGCCGCCCGAGGGTTCCGCGCAGCGCATCAAGGCCGCCCTCGACACCGCCAACCGGCGCCGCCGCGAGCGCGCCGCTCGAGCAGACAAGGACTCCTGACCGTGCCGTGGTTCAAGGTCGACGACGAGCTCCACGACCACCGCAAGGCCCGCCTCGCCGGCGCCCACGCCATGGGCCTGTGGGTGCTGTCCGGGTCCTGGTGCGGAGCGAACCCGAACGACGGCTTCATCCCCGAGAGCGTCGTCATCCGCTGGGAGCCCAAGGCCTACCGCAAGCTCGCCGCCCGCCTCGTCGACGCCGGCCTCTGGTCCGTCGACACCCTCGACGGCGAAGCCGGATGGCGCTTCCACGACTGGGGCGACTTCCAGCCCACCAAGGCAGAGATCGACGCCGAGAAGGCCGCCGCCCGCGACCGGATGCGCGCACGCCGCGCCAAGGCCAAAGGCGTGGACGGTTCGCCGGATGTTCGGGCGAACACCACCACGAACACCACCGGAACCACCGACGAAGGTACGCCCGCAGTTCCTGGATCCCGGCCCGTACCGGCCCGACCCGTCCCGATCCGAGGGGGGCGGGCTACCAGCGCCACCACCGACCGACCTGAACCCTGGTGCCCCCGCCACCCCGGAGGAACCGACGACCCCTGCGGACCCTGCGGCGTCGCCCGCAAAGCCGCCCTCGCCTGGCAGCCCCCCACCCCCATGCCCCCATCAGTCGCCGAACTCCGCGCCCAGGGCGTGATCCGTTGACTGCACCGGTCTGCGCGCTGCGCCACAGCACCCCGAAGCGAGCCCTCAGCTACGCGCTCGTCTGCGCCTCCCACGACCGCAGCATCCGCGAGGACCTCGTCGACATCGGCCTGCTGTACGCACTCCTCGACGACGTCAGTGAGCCCGGGTCGGTCGTCATGGACGACCTCGTCCGCTACGCCAAGCGCCCCGACCCACCCGCCCCAGTCCGCCTCGAGGTCGCCACCCTCCGCGACACCCGCACCACCTGGGATGTCACAGACCCCGACTCCCTCTCCGTCCTGGCCACCTTGGCTGGCTGGGCCGACATCGTCCGCGACGAGCTGCGACTCAGCGCACCCGGTCGTGCAACCGTCACCCGCGAGCTCGAGGTGCTCGTCACCCAGCACGACCTCGTCATCACTCAGGCCTGGGTCGACGAGTACGCCAAGGACATTCACCGAGCGGCCGCGGCCCTGCGGCACGCCTGCGGCGAGTTCGAGCGCACACCGTCCGTCGGCTCCTGCCCCGTGCCACCCACGCCGGCACAGATCCTCGACGCAGCTGTGCACCACCAGCCCGAACCCGGACCTTGCGGCGGCCCACTCTTCCCCGACCGTTACGGCCTCATGCGCGTCCGCTGCGCGCGCTGCGGCGAGGTGTGGGACGAGGACGACCTGCGGCGCCTCGGCCTGGTGCTCAGGTCATCCCGCTAGCGTCTCCCCGTGACAGCCGACCAATGGACCCTTGTGATCGCACTCGTGAGCTTGCCGGCATCCCTAGCGACCCTCGCGATCGTGCTCCGAACTGAGCTTGAATCCAAGCGCCGATGGCCAGCGGTCATGTGGGACTTCCGCCGCTACGGAACGGCGGAGATCAACGGAACGGACGTCCACGTGGCCGAATTGGTGCAGTTCGGGGGAGGCGCGACCCGAGTGTTCGGCTTCCACACGGTCGGGTTTCGCGTGCATCCCACGGAGGACCGGAGACTCCGGGGCGACATCCGCGGCGAGGATAGGCTCCCTCTGTTCGTCGAGTCCGCAGACCCGGACAACGCCTGGATCGTTGTGTCTCACCTCCCACGCGATGACTCCCGATGGATGACCGTCCAGTGGTTGCCGCTCGAACCTGCGGGCGAGGCACTCAGCGCCACCCTGGAAGCCGACTGGGAGCGCACGGCGCGAGAAGCACGCACCGTGCGCGGCCGATTCGGGCGCCTCTGGCGCAGGGTCGCTGCTCGCCCCTTGATCCGGCCCGTAGGCCCCGGCGGATACCCGATCGCCCGAATCAAGATCGGCGCAGGAAGCCCCGACGATGTGAAGTCCGTCTACTCGATCGTCGAGTCCACCGATCCGGAGTCAGGTCTGCTGCGCGTGTAGAACGGGCACACCCGCTGTTCCGCGCGCCGCCTTGACCTGTCGAGACGCTCGTGCGACTCTCCTCGTGCAGAGCCATGCCCGGAAGGGTGTGGCTCTTGGCTATTCCGGGGAGGTGCGATGCCCCGGACCAACGGCACCACCACCCAGCGCGGCTACGACGCCAAGCACAAGGCCGAGCGCAAGCGCCTCGAGCCCATCGTCGCCAGAGGCGAGACACCGTGCGCGCGCTGCGGGGAGCTCATCGTCCCGCCCGAACCGTGGGACCTCGGCCACACAGACGATCGCACCGTCTGGACCGGGCCCGAGCACCAGGACTGCAACCGCGCCGCCGGTGCACGCAAGCGCAACGCCAGAGCACGCCGCTCCCACCCGCCGGCACGGCCGCGCATCCGACCCGAGCGCGACTGGTGACGCGGCTCGCGAGCTTTTGAAGCTCGACGGCGCGCGACCCCGCAGTCGAGAAGAAAGTTCTCTCCCCACACGACCAGGGCAGCGCTGCCAGGGAGGCGTCATGGCCGACCGCCGATGCGCTGCCTGCGCCAAGATCCTGACCTCGAGCAACCCTCGTCAGCGGTTCTGCGACTCGACGTGCCGCGCGAACGGTGCGAAGCGCCGCGCGAAGGGCGTGCCGGAGGCGCTCGTCACTGTGCTGCCGACGCCGGATGCCCCGGAGGAGCCGGCGCAGCTGGGCGGCGACGTCTACACCGCCACGCTCGCCGAGCTGGTGGACGCCGACCGGGCCGACACGGCTCGCGGTCGCGCGGCTCTCGCGCTGGCGCGGCGCATCGACCTGGGCCTGGACACCGGCTCGGCGCTCGCGTCAGCGGTGAAGACGCTCGGCGAGACCATCGACGCCGCGACCCGCGGCGCGCGCCGGCAGGAGACAGAGCTCGACCGAGTGAGGCGACAGCGTGACGAGAAGCGCCACGCTTGAGCTGATCCCGCCCCTGTTCTCGTGGGTGCCCGAGCGGGACTACACCCTCGGCCCGGAGGTCGGCGAGGTCGCGGCGATGGCCGGCCTCCCGCCGGACCCCGAGCAGCAGCTGATCCTCGACGCGACCTTCGCGGTCCGCGACGGACGCTCCGCCTCTCGCGACATCGGGGTCTGCGCACCGCGGCAGAACCTCAAGACCGGTGCGCTGAAGATGATGGCGCTGGGGTGGCTGTACGTCACCGAGGAGCGGCTGATCGTCTGGTCGGCGCACGAGTTCGGGACGTCGCAGGAAGCGTTCCGCGACATGTGCGAGCTGATCGAGGGCACGCCCGACCTCGACCGTGAGGTCAAGCAGATCCACCGCGGCAACGGCGACGAGGCGATCGAGCTCACCGGCGATCGGCGACTGAAGTTTAAGGCGCGCACGAAGGGCGGAGGCCGCGGCCTCACGGGGAACCGCATCGTCCTCGACGAGGCGATGTACCTCAAGGCCGCGCACATGGGTGCCCTGGTGCCCACGCTGCGCGCTGTCCGCGACCCGCAGCTCGTGTTCGCCGGGTCAGCGGGCATGGCGGACTCGCATGTGTGGCGTGACGTCCGGGATCGCGGCCGCGCCGGCGGCGACGAGTCGCTGGCGTGGAACGAGTGGGCCAGCGACGCCGAGCCGGGTGGCTGCCTGCTCGAGGACTGCTCGCATCGCCGCGACGTCGAGGGCTGCGCCCTGGACGACGAGGAACGGCTGCGGCGCTCGAACACGGCGCTGGATCGCCGGATCACGCTCGAGACGCTGCGCGACGACCGGCGCACGATGCCGCCGGAGGAGTACGCGCGGGAGACGCTCGGCTGGTGGGATCCGCCAGCCGTCGATGAGGACGCCTCGGTGTTCACCGAGGAGCAGTGGCTGGCCTGCGGCGACGTCGAGTCGGCCGCGGTCGGTCGAGTCGCGTTCGCCGTCGACGTCGCACCCGACGGGCAGCGGGCGTCGATCAGCGTCGCCGGCGTCCGCGCCGATGGCCTGCCGCACGTCGCGGTCGTCGACTCGAGGGACGGGACGGCGTGGGTGCCGGCCCGCGCCGCGCAGCTGCTCGCCGACCACGACGCCGTGGGTCTAGCGCTGGATCCCGGCGGCCCGGCCGGGGCGCTCCTCAAGGGACTCGAGAAGGCCGGCGTGGAGCCCCTGCAGATCAAGACGCGTGAGCTCGTCCAGTCGTGCGGTCGGTTCTACAACCTCGTCGAGGAGCGCGGCCTGCGCCACCGGGACGAGGGCGCGCTGCTTGATGCCGTGCTCGGTGTGAAGAAGCGGTTCGTCGGCGACGCATGGGCATGGGCGCGCAAGGAAGCGACCGTCGACATCACCCCCCTGTACGCGGCCACCGTGGCTCTCTGGGCCGCGAGCTCCGGACTCGACTACGACGTGCTCGACAGCATCTACTGAGGAGGCAGCGTGCGCGCCAAGGTCACGACCGTGCTCGACCTCCTGGGCACTGCGCTCCTCGTCTGCGGAGTCGCCGTGCTCGCCGGGCTCGGCTGGGGCTTGGTCGCCCTCGGCATCGGGTTGATCGCCGTCTCCTGGGGCCTGTCAGGTCGCCCGACGGTCAAGCGCGGTGAGCTGTGAGCCTGTTCTTCGAGCGCCGCGACCTCAGCTACCAGGACGTCTGGGGCAGTGGGCGCGAGGCACCTCTCCTGGGGTCGAGCATCGAGTCGGCGCTGCGGCTGGTGCCCGTCTATGCGTCCACGTCGCTCATCGCCGACACGATCTCGACGCTGCCGCTGCGCGTCTACCGCGACCTCGGCGACGGGGTGCGGGATCGCGTGCGGACGCAGCCGAAGCTCGTCACGGCCCCCGGGCCGCATGGCGGGCGAATCGCGTGGGTGCACCAGGCGCTCACCTCGATGCTGCTGCGGGGGAACGCGACCGGCATCATCCTCGCGCGCGACTCCTCGGGAACGCCGAGCGTCGTCGCTTGGCAGCACCCGGACCAGGTGCAGATCGACGAGAGCGGTTACCTGCCGCGGTTCGTCGTCCGCGGGGTCGAGGTTCCGCTCACCGAGATCATCCACATCCCGGCCTACGTGCTTCCTGGGTCGATCGTGGGCCTCTCCCCGCTTCGGCTGTTCCGGATGCAGATCGAGGCCGGCCTGCAGGCGCAGCAGTTCGGGCTGAACTGGTACCGCAACGGTGTCGCCCCGGCCGGGAAGCTGCGCAACAACCGGAAGACCATCGACTCCAAGGACGCGGACAAGGTCAAGAAGCGGTTCAAGGAGGCCGTCGCCGACGGGGACCTCTTCGTCACCGGTGAGGACTGGGACTACGAGGCCCTCACGGTGAACCCCGCCGACGCCCAGTTCCTGGCGCAGATCAAGGCGTCCGCCACGCAGCTCGCCGCCGTGTATCGCATCGCGCCGGAGGACGTCGGCGGTGAGGCCGGCGGCAGCCTTACCTACTCCACCCTCGAGCAGAACGACCTGAAGTTCGCCAAGCGCGCGATCCTCCCCTGGACCGCGCGGTTCGAGGAAGCGCTCACCAACGTCCTGCCGCGCCCCCAGTACGCCCGGTTCAGCCTTGACGCCATCTCCCGCGCGGACCTCAAGACCCGCATGGAGGCGCACAAGATCGCGCTCGACACCGGCCTCGAGACCAACGACGAGGCCCGCGCGCTCGAGGAGCGCCCGCCGCTCACACCCGAGCAGATCGACCAGTGGCAGACCATGTACGGCCCTCGCAAGGGCACACCGACCAGCACGGCAACCGCGTGAGGAGCCCCGTCATGACCACAGACCTCGAGGTCCGCGTCCGCACGGACCTGGTGCAGTTCCGCGCGGCCGAGCATGGATCCGGATCAGCGGGAACCCTGGCCGGCCACGCCGCGGTCTACAACCGCCTCAGCCAGAACCTCGGCGGGTTCGTCGAGCAGGTCGACCCCGGCGCGTTCACCCAGTCGCTGGCCGACGGCGGCCCGGTCCTGGCCCGCTACAACCACGACGACAACTACCTGCTCGGCACGTCCGAGGCGGAGACGCTGCGCGTGTGGTCGGACAACGTCGGCCTGCCCTATGAGGTCGACCTGCCCGAGACCGGCGCCGGCCGCGATGTCGCGGTGCTCGCCGACCGCGGCGACGTGCGCTACTCGTCGTTCGCGTTCCGCACCATCAGCGACGCGTGGAGCGTCACCGAGCAGGGCTTCCCGCTGCGGACGCTGCTGGCCGTGCAGCTCGTCGACGTCGCGCCGGTGAACAACCCGGCCTACCGCGACACCAGCGTCGGGATGCGCTCCCTCGCGGAGCGCACCGGCATCGACCCTGCCGACATCAGCTCGGTCGGGGTCGAGGAGATCCGAGCCCGGATCCTCAAGGACGCCGCCGAGAGGGCGGAGCAGGAGGCAGACGACCTGGGCGACACCCGGTCCCTGCTCGGCCTGCGCAGGCGCATCCTCGACCTCGAGGCGCAGCGCTGATCGACCCCGCGCGCTTGGGAGAAACCCGGCGCGCACGTCCCGCCCTCTTGGGCACACCCGATCGACAGAAGGGAGCCGTGCCATGTCGCACGAGCTCGTGAAGACCCTGGCGGAGAAGCGCCAGAACATCTGGGCGGAGTCGCGTGCTCTGCTCGACAAGGCCGCGGAGGAGAAGCGCGACCTCACCGCCGAGGAGTCCGAGACCTTCGAGCGCCAGTCCGCCGACCTCACCGCGCTGCGCTCGCGCATCGACGGCATCGAGGAGACGATGCGCGAGAACGCCGAGGCCGAGGCCACCGAGAAGCGTCTCCTGGGCGACGCCCGCGAGGACAAGCGCACCAACGACGCCGGCGACACCGAGACGCAGCTGCGCTCGTTCCTCAAGGGCGAGACCCGCTCGTTCGGGTTCGGTGCCGACTCCAAGGTCTGGCACCGTGCCCTGTCCAAGGGCACCGCCACGGCCGGTGGCAACACGGTGCCGACGACGTTCTACGACCAGCTGGTCGAGCACCTCGTCGACACCACCAGCGTGCTGCAGGCCGGCGCGACCGTCCTCAACACCTCGTCCGGCGAGGTCATCGAGGTCCCGGTCACGACCAGCCACGGTGCGGCGGCCGCGGTCGCGGAGGCCGGCACCCTCGCCGGCACCGACCCGGCGTTCGCCAAGCGCACCCTCGGCGCGTTCAAGTTCGGTCAGCTGGTGAAGCTGTCCCGCGAGCTCGTCGACGACACCGCCGTCGACCTGCTCGGCTACGTCGCCCGCGCCACCGGCCGCAACGTCGGCCTGGCGCTCGGCGGCAAGCTGTGCACGGGCGCCGGCACCACCGAGCCCTGGGGCATCATCACCCGCGCCACCACCGGTGTCACCGGCGGCGCGGGCGTCACCGGAGCGTTCACGGCGGACAACCTCATCGACCTGATGTTCTCCGTCGTCAGCCCCTACCGGAAGAACGGGTCGTGGCTGACCAAGGACGCCTCCCTCGGCTCCATGCGCAAGCTCAAGGACGGCGCCGGCCGCTACCTGTTCGACCCCGCGGCCACGTTCGGGCAGCCCGACACGCTGCTCGGTCGTCCGATCTACACCGACGCCAACATGGCGTCGGTGGGCCTCAGCGCCAAGTCGGTCGCGTTCGGCGACATCTCGACGTACTTCGTCCGCATCGCGGGCGGCGTGCGCTTCGAGCGGTCGGACGACTTCGCGTTCGACAGCGACCAAGTCACCTTCCGCGCCATCATCCGCGCCGACGGTGAGCTCGCCGACCAGACGGGCAGCGTGAAGCTGTTCGTCGGCAACGCCGCCTGACCCAGGCGTCTTCTCCGGCGGGGCGGCTCCGGCCGCCCCGCTCGGGGTGGATGCCACGGCTCACCCGCCTGGCCCGACGCAAGGAGACCACCATGCAGGTCAAGCTCATCGCCCAGATCTCGGGCACCCGCAACGGCGAGGACTGGCCCGCCCCCGGCGAGCTCGTCGCTCTCCCCGACGACGAGGCCGCCAGCCTCATCCAGAACGGCTTCGCCATCGACCCCGACGCCAGCGACGAGGAGACCTCCACGGCTCCCGACGGCGACGTCGAGACCGCGACTCCTCCGGCCAAGAAGAGCGCCGCCAAGAAGACCGCCGCCAACCCGGCCTGAACGCACCTCCGCCACGACGAGAACACGGGAGCAGCGATGGCTGTCACGAAGATCCGGCTGGGCACGAAGGACGACGGCACGCCGCTGTGGCACTACCACCAGGACGACCCGACGAAGGCCGTCGTCCTCACCGGTCCCATCACGGGCACCGTGGAGCTGCCCGACGGCACCGTCTACGACGTGACCGAGGACCTGATCGAGGTCGAGCCCGGTCACGAGCTGCTCGTTTCCAACGCCATCGGTGAGCGTCATGTCGCCGAGGGTCACCCGCTGTTCGTCGGCGACCCGGACGCCGACGATCACGGGTTCGTGCACGAGCCGACGGAGGTCTGACCATGCCGCTCGCATCCGCCGCGGCCGCCAACGCCGCCCTCAACGGCCTGGACGGCACTGGCGCGTCGAACACCATGACGCACGTGTCGCTGCACACGGCGTCGCCGTCGACGACCGGCGCCAACGAGAACGCCAACAGCGGCTCCTACGCCCGCCAGGCGTGCTCGTGGAACGCGGCCGCCTCGAGCGCGAAGACCAACTCGACCGCGCTGACGTTCTCCACGCTCGGCACGATCGCCGTGACGCACTTCGGGACGTGGAACAACGCGACCTACGGTGCTGGCACCTACTCCATCGGCGGTGCGCTGTCCGCGTCGGTGACCGCGGCGAGCATCACGATCGCCGCCGGCGCCATCACCCTGTCGGCCAGCTGAGCCATGGCCGACGCGCTCGCCAACTTCGCTGTCTCCACGGTTGCGACCGCGCCGTCCCCGGCGACGTCCGGGACCAGCCTCGTCGTCGCCGCGGGCGAAGGAGCACGCTTCCCCGACCCGGCAACCGTCGGGCCGTACAACGTCACCCTCGTGCCCGTCTCGACCGCGCCGGAGCTCTACTACACGACCGCTGAGATCGTCCGCGTCACGGCGAAGTCGACGGACACGCTGACGATCACCCGCGCGCAGGAGTCGACCACGGCCCGCAGCGTGGCAACCGGCTGGCTGGTGGCGCTCGTCCTCACCACGGCGAGCGTCACATCGCGATCGCCCAAGGTCGAGGCGTTCACGTCGAACGGCACCTGGACCAAGGAGCCGGGAGCCGATGCCGTCGAGGTGACCTGCATCGGTCCTGGCGGCCCCGGCGGTGGTGGTCGGTGCGGGGTGACGTCCACGGCGCGCGGCGGTGGCGGTGGCGGAGCGGGCGGCGGCTGGTCGCGGGCGGTGTTCGCGGCTGCGTCTCTCGGCGCCACCGAGACCGTCACCGTCAACGGCACGGTCACCGGTGGCGTGGGCGCGTCAGCCACCGCCGACGGCACCACTGCCTCGGCCGGTGTCGCCACGACGTTCGGCTCGAAGCTGCGAGCCGGACCGGGCGGCGCCGGCGGTGGTGGAACGTCCGGTGCCGGTGCGGCCGGGTCCGCGTCCGGGGGGCTGATCTTCGGTGTCGCCGGCGCAGCTGGCTCGAGCGGTGCCGCAGCGGCCGGTAACGCAGGCAACGGTGGCGGGCCGACGGGCGGCGGTGGCGGCGGTGGCCTGTCGACTGCGAACGCGCTGCTCGCTGCGGGCACGGGCGGCATCTCGAACATGATCTCCGGGTCGGCCACAGCCGTGAACACCGCCGGAGCGAGCGGCGCAGCGAACAGCGCCGTTTGTGGCCAGGGCGGCGGCGGTGGTTCGGCATCTGTCGCTGGGGCAGCCAACGACGGCGGTGCCGGCGGCACCTACGGCGGCGGCGGGGGCGGCGGTGGCGCATCCGTCAACGGTCAGAAGGCCGGCAACGGCGGCACCGGCGCCGGCGGCATCTGCCTGGTCATCACGTTCTTCTAGGGAGGCAGCATGCTCGGCGCCTCCCCCCTCGGCATCACGCCCCTCGGAGAAGTCCCCTACGTCGCCGCGTCCGGCGGAGCCGCTGCCGGAACCGGCTCGCTGGCCCTGTCTGGGTCAGGCACCGCTACCGCAAGCGCGTGGGCATCCGGCTCGCTGTCCATCTCCGCCGCGGCGACTGCGCGCGCCGCAGCCACCGCTTCGGGGTCGCTGTCGCTCTCGGGTTCCGGGACGGCTCAGGCCCCGGTCACCGCCAGCGGCTCCCTGACGATCTCGGCCTCCGGCACGGCATCGGCGTCGCCGGCGGCGACGGCCGCGATCGCGATCTCCGCGACGGGCACGGCGCGGGGCGCCGCGACCGCGACCGGCTCGGTCACCCTGTCCGGGACGGCCGCGGCTCAGGCTCCCGTCACCGCGTCCGGGTTCATCGACCTGTCCGGGACCGCCACGGCGGGCGTAGGCGGCGGACTGTCCGCGTCGGCCTCCCTGGACCTCAGCGGGGCCGGGACGGCGCGAGCGGCCGCCACAGCGTCGGGCAGCGTCACGCTGACGGGCAGTGCGACCGCAGCAGCCTCCGCCACCGCTGCAGCGACGCTCTCGATCTCCGGCGTCGCGACCGCGCGAGCAGCTGCCACCAGCACCGCGACGCTCACCATCTCGGCCGCCGCCACCGCGGCCGCCAGGGCCACCGCGACCGCCACGGTCACCCTCTCCGCGGGCGCCACCGCCCGGGCGCTCGTCACCGCCGGCACCGCGACGGTCACCCTCAGCGCCACGGGCACCGCCACGGGGACGGCGTCTGGTGCGCCACCGACGGGTCGCGCCAGGGGTGGCGGGGCCGTCTCTCGCCCCACGAGCGGGGTCCTCGGGCGCCGCACCGGTGGCGGTCCCGTTCCTGCCCGCCCGACCTCGGGCTCTGCCGCCGTCCCGCGCGTCCGCTCGGGCGCTGCCCGCACCCCGATCACAGGAGGCTGAAGGTGCCGACCTACGAACTCGGGCAGACGCTCACCGTGCAGATCAAGGTCTACAACAGCGCGGACCCGCCGGCGCTCGCCGACCTCGGCGGCGGCGACCCGACGTGCACGGTCACCAAGCCCGACGGCACGAACACGGGCGGCACCGTGACGCGGATCGGCGCCGGCACGTACAACGGCTCCCTCGCATCCACCCTGTACGGGCGTTACCGGTTCACCATGACCGGCACAGGCGCCAACAGCGGCGGACTGCCCTGGTCGAACGTCGTCGACGTGTGGCCGGCCGACCCCCGGTTCATCTGCTCCCTCGAGGACGCCAAGGCCGAGCTCAACATCCCGGGCTCGGTCAACGTCGACGACGACGAGCTGCGCCGCTACATCGCCGCCGCCATGCCGATCGTCGAGGACGTGGTCGGCCGCGTCGGACCCGGTGTCGTCGAGGTCGAGACGCTCGACGGCGGCAAGGCGGCGGTCCTGCTCTCGCAGCGCGTCCGGTCCGTGACGTCCGTCGTCGTGGACGGGGTGGCGCTCACCGCATCCGACTACGTCGTGGACGCCGCTGCCGGGATCATCTACGCCGGCAGCGAAGGCGCGGGCAGGTTCTCGTGGGGTCGGCAGAACGTCGTCGTGACCTACACCTCCGGCGACCAGGCGGTCCCGGCGAACGTCGTCACGGGTGGCGCGATCATCGCTGCGCACCTGTACTCCGTCGGGCAGATGTCCCGCTCCGGGCGCGGCCGCACCGACGAGACGTTCGTGACCACCGGTTCCGGGTTCGCTGTCCCGTCCCGCGCCCTCGAGCTCCTCGGCCCGTCGGCGCACCGCTCCATGCCCGGGTTCGCGTGAGCACGCCAGGCGGGTCCGCGTTCAAGGGTGCGCTCTACGACGCGCTCGCCACGCTGTGGGCCGCGACGGACCCGGACGTGCACCTGACCTACGGGCCCGCAGGCACGTACAACCCGGCCGAGGTCGTCGAGCTCCTCGACGTCGTCGACACCGAGGCCGAAGGCCCCAACGGTGCGCCACGCCGCCGGAACCACGTCCTCGAGCTGACCGGCGTCGTGACCGTCTACCTCGGCGGCGGCGAGGAGGTCGCCCGTCTCGCCGCCGAGCGCGCGTTCGACCTCGTCGGCGACGTGCACACCTACCTGCAGGACTCCGGCGTCATCGCGACCGTGCAGGGCAACCTCGGGGGCCAGGTTCTGTGGGCCCGCGTCACCCGCACCGCCCTCACCGAGGACGACGAGTCCCTCGCCGACGGCCGCACCGTGGCCGTCGAGTTCACCGTGACCGCTCTCGCCCGCTACTGATCAGGAGACCGCCCCATGTCCACCGTGCTGCTCCGCAACATCAACCCCCTCGGCGCCGTCGATCTCCCGCTGATCGGTCGCGAGGAGGGCCCGGACCTCGAGCACTACGGCACCCCGGGCGTCGGCTGCCTCGAGCCCGGTGAGGTGTTCGAGGTCGACGCCGACGTCGCCGGCCACGCACCGCACTGGCGCCCCGTCACCGAGGCCGACTCCGCCGAGTGGCTGCGCTGCCTCGAGGTCCGCGAGGTCCCCGCCGCGACCGAGGACGAGCCCGCCGTCCTCGAGGTGTTCGACCCGGGTTCCGGGCTGCTCGCGCAGGTCGGCAACTACGAGCTGGTCACCAGCAAGCGCCCGAAGAAGGACCAGGCCGCCGGCGCGTCCGCCGCCAGCGACACCACGACCGCCCAGGAGGGCTGATCGATGGCACTGCTTTCCGACTCCTCATGGGGGCTCGCCAACGAGTCGACCCCGGGCACCTACGTCGCCCCGACCCGCTGGTTCGAGGTCATGTCGCCCGACTTCGACGCTCGCAAGAACGTGAAGCAGGGCAAGGGCATGCGCGTCGGTGCCCGCGTCGCCCGCTCTGCCCGGCGCGTCGTCACGTCCGCGGACGCCGGAGGCTCCGTCGGCATCGAGGCCGTCTCCAAGGGGCTCGGGCTGCTCCTCGAGTCGATGTTCGGCGTGGGCGCGTCGACGCTCGTGTCCGGCGCGACCTACCAGCAGCTGTTCACCCCCGCGACCGGCACCGTGGTCCCGTCGAGGACCCTGCAGACCGGCACCGTCCGCGCCGACGCGTCCGGCACCGTCGACGCGGTGTCGTACCTCGGTGCCGCGGTCGAGTCGTGGGAGCTGGAGATCCCGAACGACGACATCGTGACCCTCAAGGCCGTGTGGGACGCGATCAACTGGACCACCGCGCAGTCCTACGTCGCCCCGTCCTACCCGGCGGCGCCGTCGCTGTTCCACTGGTCGCACCTGGCCGTCACCCTCGGTGGCGCCGTCACCGTGCCGACGACGACCGCGCTCGCATCCGGCGGCACCGCAGCGACGAACGTGCGCTCGGTGAAGTTCTCCGGCGACAACCACCTCAAGAAGGACCGTTTCAACGCCGGCGGCGCCGGCCGCAAGTCCCGCCAGCTCATCGGCGACCTGGACCTGTCCGGCGAGCTCGAGGTCGAGTACATCGACACCGTGATCCGCGACGCCTACCTCAACGACACCGCGCTCGCGCTCACCGCGACCCTGACCGGCACCGAGGCGCTGTCGACGGGCACCGCGACCCTGCAGGTCACCTGCCCGGAGATCAAACTGAACGGCGAGATGCCGAAGGGCAACGACGACGACCTGCCGATCCTCAAGGTGCCGTTCGACATCCTCGACGGCCAGGTCGCCGGTTCGCCGATCTACGTCGCGCTCCGCACCGCCGACACCGCGCTCTGAGCCCTCGTGGCCAGCCCGAAGCCCCCGGTCGAGATCTCCGCGGACGTCCGCCAGTTCATCGACCTGTCCGGGAAGACCTCGGCCGTGGAGCCGAAGCTGCGTCGTGCGCTGCGGCGACGCATGAAGGCCGCGGCGGAGAAGGCCGCGGTCGATGTGCGTGCGGAGGTGCTGAAGTCGCCGCCGTCCGGTGGCGTGTCGGGACGATCGCGCGGCATGCGTCGCGGGATCGCGTCCGGCGTCCGCGTGACCCTCACGTCGACGACGGGCGCGTCCCGCGTCGGCGTGGTGGTGAAGTCCACCGGCTCCGGCCTCGACCCGCAGGACCGGTCCCTGGCCCGCGCCTACAACAAGCCCACCTTCCGGCACCCCGTGTTCGGCGGCAAGAGCCGAGCGCGGGGCTTCGCCTCCGCCCTGTCCGGCGTGTCCTCCGGTGCCCGATCCCTCGACCGTGCCCTCGCGTCGCGTGCCGCGACGAAGTGGGTCGAGCAGAAGGGCAACCCGTACTTCGAGGACGTGATCGTCAAGCACGCCGGCGACGTCGAGCGTGCCGTGTTCGCCGCGATGGACGAGGCCGCCGCTTCCCTCAGCTCCGGCCCCACCCACTAGACCATCCCACCCACCCCACCCCGAAGGCCACACCATGCTGATCCGCATCGGAACCCGCACGTTCCCCGCCGTGTCCGTCGACTCCGCGACGCTCGCCGACCTCCTCGCGATCCGGTCCCAGACCGGGTTCTCGAAGAAGGATCTCCGCGAGATGGCCGAGCGCACCGAGAAGCTCACCGAGGAGGAGGTCGAGGACTCCGACGAGGCCCTGACCATGATCGGGATCCTCGTGTGGCTCTCGCGCCGCCACGCCGGCGAAGACCTCACCCTCGAGGAGGCGTGCGCGTTCCCCCTCGCCGAGCTCGAGTTCATCCTCGAGAAGGACGACCCGGTGCCGGCGGGTGCGGGTGGAGGTGAGGACGTCCCCCCTCGCGCCCGCCGGGAGGGTTCCGACCGTCCCGGCACACCGTCGGAGCCTCGACCCGTCCCGACCGATCGTTCGAGGAAGAAGACCTCGAGCAAGGCGTCGCGAAGCGCCTGACGGTCGTGTGCCACCTGTGGCCGTCGATCTCCCCGTTCCCGTCCGGTCGCGTCGGATCCGTGTGGGACCTGCCCTGGTACGTGTGGGTCGGTTTCGCGCGGGCCGCTGACCAGCACGTCGCCGAACTGTCGAAGGAGGCTTCCCCGTGAGCGGTCGCACGTCGAGCCTCTCGTTCAAGCTGTTCGGGCAGGACGTCTCCGCGACCCGCACGCTCAAGGGCGTCGGGACCGAGGCCCGCTCCACCGGCAAGCACTTCCGCGACATGGGGAAGATCGCCGGCGGAGCGATGGCCGGCATCGGGCTCGCCGCTGCGGGGCAGCAGCTCCTGCAGTTCGGCAAGGACTCGATGGACGCCTTCCAGAACACCGGCGGTGTCGCGCTGAAGCTGCAGCGCTACATGGGCGGCACCGCTGAGGACGCATCCCGGCTCGGGCTCGCGCTGAAGCTCACCGGCGTCGACTCCGAGGCCGCGGCGAAGTCGTTCGGGATCTTCTCGAAGTTCTCCAGCGCCGCCGGGGACCAGCTCGACTCCTACGACTCGAAGGTCGCCGCGGCCGCGCTCAAGGGGAAGGCGTTCACCGGGCAGCTCGGCGGGTCGGCGTCGGCGTTCGCGAAGCTCGGCGTGCAGCTGCGCGGCGCGGACGGCGAGGCCCGTCCGATGAAGGACCTCCTCATCGACATGGCCGATCAGATCTCCAAGATGCCCCCGGGCGTCGACAAGACCACGCTCGTGCTGAAGGCGTTCGGCAAGCAGGGAATGGCGATGCTGCCGTTCCTGAACAAGGGCGCCGCCGGCATCGAGGAGATGATGGCGAAGTCCGACGAGCTCGGCACCACCCTGTCGGGCGCGGACCTCGAGGCCGTGAAGGCGAACACCAAGGCGAAGCGGGAGTTCGCCGCGACCGTCGAGGGCGTGCAGATCTCCCTCGGCCGCGGCCTGTACCCCGTCCTCACGACGATGATGAACTACTTCAAGTCGACGCTCCTGCCAGTCCTGAAGACGGCGACGGACTTCTTCCTCGAGCACTCCGACGTGATCCTCAAGGTCGCGACCGTGATCGGTGTCGTGCTCGCGGCCGTGAAGGGCTTCAACATCGCGATGGGCGTGTTCTCGACCATCGTGCGGGTCGCCACAGGGCTGCAGGCCGCGTGGAACCTCGTCATGATGATGAACCCGATCGGGCTGATCGTCCTCGCGATCATCGCCTTCATCGGGATCCTCGTCCTGGCCTACAACAAGGTCGGCTGGTTCCGCGACCTCGTGGACAAGGCGTGGGCCGGCATCAAGGTCGCCATCTCCGCGGTCGTGAAGTGGTTCCAGCAGACCGCCTGGCCGATCCTGAAGACCGTCATCGGCTACATCGTCGGCTACTACCGCACCCTCTGGACCGTGTTCACGACCGTGGTCGGCTGGATCATCGGTCGCGGCGTCGCGCTCGTGACGTGGTTCCGTGAGCTCCCCGGGCGAGTGACCTCCGCGGTGTCGGGGCTCTGGGACGGCATCAAGAACTCGTTTCGCAACGCACTGAACTGGGTCATCCGCGCGTGGAACAGCTTCAGGCTGCAGTTCCCCAGCTTCGACTTCGACTGGAACGGGCCCCTCCCCGGCGGCGAGGTCACCGTCGGTGGGTGGACCGTCGACACCCCCAACCTGCCGATGCTCGCCCGCGGCGGCACCGCGCTGCGCTCCGGGCTCGCGATCGTCGGCGAGCGGGGCCCCGAGATCGTGTCCCTCAACCGCGGCGCGACCGTCATGCCCCTCGGCCGCGCCGGCGGCACGGTCCTCGAGCTGCACCTCGACGGGATCGTCATCGGCGGGTCACGCCGCTCGGTCGGCCGTGAGCTGCTCGGTCTCATCGACGACGCGATCGCGTCCGGCGGGGCCCGCCCGAACCGGCTCATGGTCCGCGGCGGTGGTCGCTGATGGCCGCGGGGCTGCCCACGGCCATCCTCTGCGAGATCGAGTTCACCGCCGGCGTGTGGACCGACGTCTCGTCGCGCTGGACCGAGCCCGTCGACATCGTCAGGGGCCGCACCGACTCCGCCTCGGACGTGCAGCCGACCGTGATCACCGTCGAGCTCGAGAACAACGACGGCGCCCTCACCCCCGACAACCCGCTCTCGCAGTACTTCCCGAACGTTGTCGAGGGGAAGCGGCTCCGAATCCGAGTCACGAAGGGCGCCACCTCGACGCGGTTCCTCGGGCGGATCACCGCGCTGGACCCCGAGCTCACCCCCGACCTCGTGTCCTCGATCGTGAAGGTGACCGCGACCGACAAGCTCGGCGACCTGCAGAAGATCCCGATGGAGTCCGCGCTGCGGCACATGATCCGCGGGGAGATCCCGCAGGACTGGTTCCCGCTCGACGGCGGCCGCGGCGCCGGCCGGATCCAGACGGCGCTCCGCGACGGGACCGGCGTGTTCGACCAGCTCGTGTGGTCGGGCACCCCCGGGTTCGGTGAGAGCGACGGCCCGGACGGGTCGGCGTGCACGTCGCTGGTGTCCGGGTCGACGCTGTACGCGACCAATTCGTCCAACCCGCAGACCACCGGTCAGGTCGGCGTGTGGGTCAAGCTCGAGCCCGAGAGCCCGGAGTCGATGTTCCTCCTGGCGTACCTCGACGACACGATCTCCTCGGTCGACTACTTCGGGCAGCTCATCCTGTTCACGTCGTCGACCGGGAAGCTGCGCGCGATCCGGTCCTACAACAACACTCCCTTCGACACGATCTACGACGGGTCGACGGACCTGTCGCCGGTGTCGATCGCCGACGGCGCGTGGCACTTCATCCTCTGGGACGAGATGAACTCGCCATCGAAGCGCCCGCTGCTGTTCCTCGACGGGGTCAAGATCGCGGAGCCGGGCCTGTCGATCGGCTCATATGCGTCGGGCATCCGGAAGGTCCGGCTCGGCGCCGGAGCGACGGGCAAGACGACGCTCGCGCACGTGTTCTTCACCACGGCGCCCTACAACGCTGGTCTGGCGCGCGACGTGTGGGCCGCCGGTGCCCCAGGCGCCGGCGGGATCACCCTCTCGGCGTGGGCGGACTGGCTCGACTACTGGTCCGGTCAGACGATCGCGTTCGACGGCACGAGCACCAAGGACGGCACCGCCCCCGACTCCGCGGGGAAGTCAGCCCTCGAGGTCGCTCTCGCGATCGCCCGCGGCGAGTCCGGGATCCTGTACCACGACTACGCGTCCGACTCGATCAAGATGCGGCTGCGGTCGACGACCCGTTCCGCGACCGTGGCGATGACGATCGACGCGACCGGCGACCTCGACGGCGCCCCACAGCTGGCCCGGGAGAACACCCTCCGAGTGGCCCAGGCGACCGCGAAGAACGGCGGGCTGGACATCAGCGCGGAGGACTCGACCCTCCTCGCCGAGTTGGGCCCGGTGTCCGCCGACGTCGAGGCGCCCCTGTCGAGCGAGGTCGAGCTCTACTCCGTCGCGTCCAACCGGATCAGCATCGGCCGCGATCAGAAGGTCCGGTTCTCGAAGCTGACTGTGGACCTCGTGACCGCGCAGACCGACCTCTACGCTGCGCTGTTCGCGCTCCTGCCCGGCGACCGCATTCGGGTCTCCGGATCCGCGCTGCAGACCCACTTGGGTGTCACGTACCTCGACGGCTACGCCGAGGGATGGACCGAGACGATCGGGCCCGAGACCTTCGAGTTCAAGCCGGACCTGTCGTCGGCGGCTGTGATCGAGGGCGTGTTCGACACGGCCCGGTTCGCGTTCGGCGACGGCGTGTGCACGGGCTCCGCTGTCACGTCGTCGGGCACGTCCCTGACCCTCACGTGGACCGGCGGCGTCGCACTGTCGACGTCGGCCGGCGACTACCCGGTGGACCTCGACCTCAACGGCGAGCGGGTCACCATCTCGTCGCCGCCTGCGGGCTCGAGCTCACCGCAGACCGTGACCATCGTCCGCGGCGTCGCGCCGACCGTCGCCCGCGCGCACGCGGCCGGCGAGCCGGTGGAGATCTGGAACGCCGGCCGATGGGCGTACTGACCGTGACCCCAAGCAGGAGGAGTTCCTCGTGATCGTGCCCTCGGAAGACACCCTCGTCGTCGCTGGCAAGATCACCGCCGCTTGGGCGAACGCTGACGTCCGGGACGCGATCAACTTCCTGCTCGACCCTCCGGGTGCGTTCCCCTACCAGTCGACGGGTGTCGTGATCCCGACCGGGACCGCGACCGAGACGCTGATGACGTTCGACACGGAGTCGTGGGACAACGACGCCATGCACGACAACGCCACCAACCCGTCGAGGGTGATCGCGAAGACCGCGGGCAAGTTCGCGGTCAACTTCCAGGTCGCGTTCCCCGCCAACGCGACGGGCGTGCGCTACGCGATCCTGCGGAAGAACGCTGCCGGCGTTTCTGGTGGCGGCACCGCGATCGCGTTCGCCCGTGACCAGTCCGCGTCGGCGACCGGCGCGTCCTACGTGTCGAAGTCCCTCGACGTGCAGATGGCGCTCAACGACTACCTCGAGCTCTTCGCCATCCAGACCTCCGGCGGCAACCTGACCTCGGTCACCGGCATATCCGGCACCTACCTGCAGATGCGGAGGGTCGGCGCGTGAGCGAGACCGAAGTCGTGGCTCTCATGGCCCTGGTGGGCACCCTGTTCGCTGCGGTCGTGGTCGTCATCGCCGCCGTGTTGTCCTCGCGGCAGAAGGCCACCGAGCTCATCATCGCCGACCTGCGCGGCGAGCTCGCCGACACCCGCGCCGAGGTCCTCGCCAACGACCGCCGCATCCAGGCACTCGAGCGCCGCGACCGCGCGTGGGCGAACTACGTGCACCGCCTCCGCGCGCACATCGTGAACGAACAGCCCCCGCCGCCCCCCGAGTGGCCGGCCGAGCTCGACCGCTGACCCCGCTCAACCACGCCCCGCCCGGACCCTCCGGCGCGGGGCTTCGCCATGAGGAGTCCACCCATGCTCATCCCCCTGCTGCTCGCCGCGCTGATCCTGCTCATCGCAGCGATCGCCTACGCCGTGCTCGGCCGCGACCGCCTCGCCGCCGCGTGGGACACCGTCCCCGGCCCGGTGCGCACCGTGGTGAACGTCTTCGTCGCCGGCGCCGTCCTCGTCGTCTGCGCCGCGGTCGCCCGCGCCCAGGGCGTCACCGGCGTCGACTGGTCCGCCACCGGTGAGGCCGCTCTGAACGCCGGCGCCCTCGGCGTCGCGACGGCGATCTTCCGCGCGGTGAACCCCCTCGACGACGCCTACGGCCTCGGCAAGGGCCGGGTCGTCGAGGGCGTCGACGCCGACACCGTCCCGCCCGTGGTCGACTGATGCCCCGCTCGATCAACCGGTGGCCCGTCCTCGGGGAGCGCTCGAGCGACCTGGCTATCGGCACCGTGCCCGGCACCACCATCCGCCTGCGCATGCGCGCCGACGTCCTCCCGTTGTTCCTCGCCCTGGCCGCGGAGTACCACCGCACGGTCGCGCCGCTGCGCAAGGGTGAGTGCGGGGCGTACAGCCACCGTGAGGCCCGCGCGGCGGCCGCCTGGTCCGACCACGCCTCTGGCACCGCCATGGACCTCAACTGGCGGCACGAGGGCGCCCAGGGCCCCCGTGGTGGCATGGCCACCATGAGCAAGGCGCAGATCAAGGCGTGCGCCGCGCTGAAGAAGCGGTTCAAGGTCGTCATCTGGGGCGGCGACAAGGCCCGCGGCGGCGACTACTCCCAGCCGCGCTACTGGGACCCGATGCACTACGCGCTCAAGCCGGGCACCTCTGTCGCGGAGGTCCGCGCGGTGATCAAGGCGCTGCGCATCCGCCCCGACGGGACCATCGCCCCACCCCCGAAGCCCACCCGGGGACGCGCCAAGGTCACCGACCCGGACGGCGCCTGGTCCCGCCGCGAGCCCGCCGGCCGCAAGGTCCGCCTGCGCAAGCGCGGCGAGACCGTCACCTACGTCGGCGTGCGCCGCGTCGACGACGTCGACTGGCTGCACCTGGTCTCCGGCAACTGGCTGCGCAGCTCGCTCACCTCGAGGGGGGCCTGATGACCTACGAGACCGCGCTGGCCGCAGCCGGCCGCGAAGCCGACGAGCGGATCGCCGCCCTCGACCTCGAGCTGCACAACGCGCAGACCGAGCGGGACATCGCCCAGCGGGAGGCCGCCGACGCCTCGGCCGAGGTCACCCGCCTCGAGTCCGCGCTCGGCGCCGAGCAGGTCGCACGCCGCGCTGCGGACGCCCGGGTCGCCCTGCTCGAGCAGCAGCTGCGGAACCTGCTCAGCCAGCAGGAGGCGGCGCTGTCCGTCGCCCCGGCCGGGTCGCGGGTCGCGTTCCTGGACACGTTCTCCGGCGCCTCGGTCGACCAGGCGAAGTGGACCATCCGCAACGACTCAGGCCAGAGCAACAATTACGGCGCCAACCGTCCGGCCAACGCCGTCGTCGACGCCGGGCTCCTGTCGCTGTGGATGCGCCGCGAGGCCGCCGGCACCGACCCCTACACGGTCGCGTACCTCGACACCAACGTGAAGCCCGGGAACGTCGCTGTGGGGCTCTGGGAGTTCCGCATGGCGATGTCGCGGGCGCGCGGCTCGTGGCCGGCCGGGTGGCTCCGCCCCGTCGGCGCCCCGGGCGAGATCGACGCCGTCGAGTGGGTCGGCGACGGGAAGGGCGGCGGCCGGTTCGTGTTCACGGTGCACGAGAACACCAACGGCGTCGACGCCGCCGGCAACAAGACCCGCAAGCGCGGCTTCGAGTGGACCCCGCCCGTCGGGTTCGACCCCTTCGTGCAGCACACCTACGCCGTGCGCTGGGACGGCACGACCCTCGCGTGGCTCGTCGACGGCACGGTCATGACGAAGGTGACGACCGCCGAGCTGTCGTGGCTCGCCGGGTGCCTGGCCGGGAAGCCCCTCGCGCTCCGGCTCTGCATGCAGGCCGGCGGTTCGATGCCGAAGTACTACGGCCTCGACGCCGACGCCACCACGGTCCTGCCCGACCGCGCGTTCGTCGACTACGTGCGCGTGCTCACACCTGCCTGACCTGCTCGGCCGTCACCGGACCCTCCGGCCGAGCGACGACGCCCCCCGACCCAGCCCCAAGGGCTGCTGGTCGGGGGGCGCTTCGTCGTTCGGTCAGTCGAGGTCGGCCCAGACCCACGGGAGCTCCGGGTCCCCGATGTACAGCACCTCGAAGTAGGACGGGTACTCGTAGCGGTGCCGCACGGCCACGATCAGAGTCTCAGCGACGAAGATCACGCGCACGTCCCCTGGGCGGAGTACCGCGAGCTGCCAGTCGAAGAGATCGAGCCATGAGTCGTCGACCAGGCGCGGCCAGAGACGCATCATCGCGGCCACGTCAGCGGCCGGCGCGAAGTTCAACCAGTCGTTGAGGACACGGTCGGAGCCTGACGACGGTCGCCGTCCATCTTCGGGGAGCGCTGGGAGGGGAGGCTCGTCCTCAGGTGCCGGCATGTGCGGCCATGCGGTCCATCCACCCCTCAACGCCGACGCGCGAGTCCTTCGGTGCCGAGATGTCCTCGTACTCCTTGACGAAGTCGGGGCTGCTCAGCAGGTGCATCGTGGCGTGCAGGTTGCCCATGAACCGGTCGAGGATTGCAGGGTCCTGCGTCCGCTCGTAAGCCGTGATCGCAGTCTGGATGGCTTCAAGGATGTCGCCTCGGTAGGCGGCGGGCACTGCGGCGAGATCCTCGAAGAACTGCCGCGCTCCGTCGTCGCTCGTCATCACACCACCCCGGGCCTCTCGCGTGCTGGACTGCCTAACGCCTCTCCACGGTAGGGCATCGGCAGGCATCTGGCGCGACCGTAGCCCCTCAACGGACCCGATCGGGCGGATTCTCACGCGCTCCACAGGATCGGGCTCTGGGTCGTCACCGGTTCGTGATCGGCGACAGCCTCGACGCCGGCAGCCACGTGCGCTCGCGGCCGCGGCCGGCGTCCCAGGCGACGAGGCCCCACCAGGTGCCGGCGCGCTGCTCCCAAGCGAGCAGGACGCCGGGGACGTTGCGGCCGACGTCGGTCACCCACACGGGCGTGAGCAGCTGCTCGGGCTCGGCTCCGGTGACGCGCTGCGCGAGGGTGCGGTCACCTCGGTGCGTGGTCATGCCGGAGCCCATCTCGATCGGGTGCTCGCGGCTCGAGCAGCCTACTTCCCGGCGGTGCGAGCCTGGCCCTGAGCTACTCGCCGGGCGTCGCCCACGCGCCGCAACTGACGCACTCGAGCACGGCCATGCCCGCGGTCGCGACCGCGAGGACCCGGTACTCGTGATCCCCAGGCTGGCAGTTGGGACGAGACGTGGGCGCGCACTCGAGGTCACCGGAGCGGTGGTACCCGCTGGGGTGCACCCGTTCCCCGCAGGAACTGCAGCGCAGGTACTCCACCGGCCCAGGTTAGCCAACCCTCATCACCGAATCGGCGGAATCTGGACGTCCAAGCTGGGAACGCTCCCACGTTCGCCCGCGGGAGCTCTACGGTGCGGTCATGTCCGAGTCCATCGAGCCGCGCAGGCGCGCGCGGGTGCTCGGCTGCGTGGCAGCCGGCGCGCTGTATCTGGTGGTCATGCTGGCCGCGCTGGTCGGGCTCTTCGTGTGGCTGCTCTCCCGATTCAACTAGGCGAGGGCCGCACCGGCCCCGCCGCCGCCGCGTCGAGATCCGCGAGGAGCTCAGCTCGGTTCACGGCAACCTCACGAGGCGCCTGTATGCCCAGACGGATGTTGTCGCCTCGGACCTCGAGCACGGTCACCGTGATGTTGTCGCCGATGACGATGCTCTCTCCGACGTGGCGACTGAGCACAAGCATCCGTCTGCTCCCTGGCGCTAGGTGGCGGTGGGGGCCGCGTAACGGTCCACGGAAGGGTCCGTGGACCGCCGGGCGCCCGCCCGCCGACCCCCACCAGCTGTGAGCCTGGCAGAGCCGAAGGGCGGTTGCTACCCGAGCGCGTCGATCGTGACGGTGCTCCAGCTGGCGCAGTGCTGGCACTGCAGGATGAGCATCGCGTCGTCGATCTCCACCACGCTCCACACGTGGCCGTCGCAGTCGACAGAGTCCGTGGGGTGCAAGAACTCCTCGAGCTCGTCGATGTAGCCCTGGAGACGAGCCGCTTCCCACTCGTGCGCCGGCGTTGTGCGAGCGTGACCGCGCGGGCAATCGCAACCGCGGCTATGCGGAACCTCGCGCGCCAGCCCAGGCTGTCGATGCAGCGGAAGCCCGCAGATAGGGCAGCGCAGGTACCCAGTCACGGCCTCACGCTAGCCACGGCCCGCGGCGGTGTCCCACCCAGCGGTTGCCCCACCCGCCAAGCAAGGTCCAGCTGCTCCGGAGTGAAACGGCGCCCGGGACCCACCCGTGACACAGAGACCACGACGAGGGTGTCAATGACCAAGCGCTGCTCGTCGAGGGATAGACGCTCCCATCCGGCTCGCAGGTGCCGGCGGGGCCTCGCGTGCGCAGTGGTAAGCAGCAGCTTGGCCAGCGCCGCCGGCCGCGCCTGCCCCGCCCAGGTGCGTTCGAGGTCGCGCTCTCGTGCGCGCAGCCGAGTGGACATCGAAGCGAGCTGCGCACGCGTGATCACCCCATCGGTGAACAGCACCGCCGCCTGCGCCAGGTCCGCGCGACATCTCAGCAATGCACGGCGGGCCGCGCGAGAGTCAGATCCCGCGGTGCCGACCAGCAGATCGAGAGCATCGGGCTCGGCCAGACGCGCGAGCACCGCGCGAACGACGGCGACGTCGACCTGGTCGACGGCGCGGTAGACATGGAACCGCGGACACCGGTAGGAGGGACCGCCACCGGCGCGCGTCGGCATCCCCGAGCTCCCGACCCGCTCACCGCACACGCCGCAGCGGGCGAGCCCGGACAGGAGGTGCTTGCGGCCAGGGACAGCGAATCGAGCCAGGCGGACAGGGTCGTTCAACCTCTCCTGCAGCGCTTCATGCGTGGCTGGGCTCAGCAGCGGCGTCCACCGCCCGACACCCACGGGTTCGCCGTGGTAGGTCGCGATGCCGGCGTAGCGGGGATTGCGCAGCACCCGGATCAAGCTCGTCGGCGTCCACCGCGCACCCGTCGACGTTGCCACGCCGCGGTCGTTGAGCCGGCGCACGGCCTGGGTGACGCTGAGGTCCTCGTCGAGGAACTCCCCCACGATGCGACGCAACGCCGCCGCCTCCGACCTGTTCACCCGTCCATCGAGGTCGTACCCGAACGGGCGACGCAGCAACTTCACCTGCCCGGCCTGCGCGCGCTGCCGGTGGGCGCGGCGTTGCCGCACGCTCTTCCGCTCGATCTCTGCTTGCGCCACCGACCCCAAGATCCGCGCCACCAACCTGCCCGAGTCCGTGCCCAGATCGAGATCACCCGTCACCGTCGCGATACGCACCCCAGCCGCCTCGCAGCGGGTCAGGAGCGGCTCGAGGTCCGCCAGACGCCGAACCAGCCGATCGACATGCCACGCGACCACGACGTCGACCGCGCCCCGGTCCACCAGTCCCACCAGCGCGTCGAACCCTGGGCGGTGACGAGCCAACGCCGACGTGTCGTTGTCGACGAGCTCCGCGACGACGTCCCATCCCCGCGCGGCCGCCAACGCCACACAATCCTCACGCTGGCGCCCAACAGCTGCGGCCAACCCGGTCCGATCCTGCGACTGCCGCAGGTACAGCACAGCCCGCACCACACACCTCCCGGATTCACCGCGCATCCCCCGACAGGATCGTCCTACCGTGTGCGCCGTGAGCCTCGAGTTGTGGGACTGGTGGGAGAACCGCCTCACCGACGCCCAACGCAGCGAACTCCTCGTCGAAGCCGACGTCGTCCTACCACCCGACCTCGCACTCGAGCTGTGGCGCAGCTCCGGACGCCTGCGCATCGTCGAGCCCGAGACCTGGAGCGTCGATGCAGACCCCCTTCGATGGCGCCTCAGCGCGGACGCGGCGGACTTCGTCCACCAGCGGCGCTACGAGCAGACACACCCAGACGAGGACTGATCGAGTCAGCGAGCCCCGGCCGGTGAACCGACGGATGCGGCAGACCGCTCGGACGCCCGCCGGTCCCGCAGCCGCTGCAGCCGGCGCACCGTCGTCGGAGCGAACGCCAGAGCCTCCGGGCGGTCGAGCAGGCCGTGCACCAGCTGGTGGTATCGCGTCGCCGACATGTCGAACAGATCCCGGATCGCCTGCTCCTGCAGGCCACGCGAGCGCCACGTCTGGCTGGCGAAGTCGAGCAGGGAGCGCTCGAGGTCGGTCAGCGGACGGTGCAT